GCAGACATCAGGCGATGCCATGTAGCACAAAGGGTGCTAACAGGTCACGCACATCAGGGTCGACAGCACGCACCGTGATCGCCATATCTGCGAAACCGACCACACCTAGAGCAGCGTTCAGTCGTGCAAACTGACGCAAGGTTAGCAAGATTGTTGCTGCTCTGACGTCGTCAGGGATCGAGTTCCAGCCCCACACAGCGGTGATCTGCACCGTAGGGAACGATGGTTCTACAAATGTGGGAAACGTCTGCCCGCCGACCATGCGTGCATTGCGATATGGTCGCATTCTGATCGTAGCGTCGGTTGGTTCGAGTATGTAATCAACACCTTGCACCAACGTTGTCACATACGTGCCATTGGCGTTGGTGTCGATTTTGATCGTCACTGACGTGTTCGGTAGATCGGCTGGAAAATTGACACGGTAAATATCATACGGGTAGACAGGGATTGCAGTTGATGATGTCTGATAGAAGAATCTGCCACAGTAGCCGTCAACACGTCGACTTGCGCTTTCAATTTCATTCTCTAACAGCACGTCATCGGCAGAATCAGTGATACGTAACGCCGCTTTGACTTCTGCCAATGTCGCGTATCCGTTGGTGATTGCCATTTTTAGCCGTTTTTACGTCGTCGTGTTTTAGGCATGGTCGCACGTTCGACACCAGGTTCAGCAGTTGTTGTCTCTATCGACGGCTCAGGTGTCATATATTTGTGTTCAAAACCTAACTCACGTAGCGCAGCATCAACCGCTTCAACACGTTTAGGCAGATTGCGTCTTATGTATCCAGCACGTTCTTGCAACAACGCTTCTATCTGTTTGTTCATAGCACTCCTTATATGCCTAAGGTTGCTGACACCATGACGATGTCAGCAACCTGTAAACAATGCCTGGATTAGATTAGAACGTTGGTGTTACTAAACCAGTTCCACCGATCAATGAGAACGCGTTTGGATAGCGGTTCGCAGTGAATGCGCTGTATCCGTAGACGATCATTGTGATGTCAAGTTCAGCAGCCTTTGGTTGCTCAAATCGCAACATCATCGGCTCGCCACCACCCTGCTCAAACAAGTGTGCTTCCTGTGTGTTACCGAAAATGATGACATCTTCGTTAGAACCTGCACCGTTTGTTGTGATAACATTCGCGTCAGTGATTACTGGCAGACCCAAGATTGTGTATCCTGAGTTACCGTAAACTGGCGCACCGTTACCTGAAGCAACAGCAGGCTGACCGTTGAAGTTAGGCACTGGCACAGCCAATGGTCGCTTCTGATCATCAATTGCTGCCAAGATGAACGCAAGTCGACGCGGGTGCATCAAAATGAAGTTTGGTCCAGCAAAGAAATTGGTCTGAATGCGCTGAATTGCGTCAGCCAACTTCGGATACAACTCAGGCACGGTTGGTGACGCGTCTGTGTAAGTAATAACCTGTGTGATCACGTTTGTAAGTGATGTCGCACTGGTTGTTACAAACAGGCTGTCAAGGTTCGTGTGGTATGCGCTAACAAGGTCAGCCATAACAAGCGAATCGATGTTTGTGCCACGTTCAATTGACTGACGTGAAACGTTTTGCTGACCTGCAACTGTGACGATTGAGACGTCGAGTTTCGTGTCATCCATGTTTGTTTCTTGCACAGCAGCACCCTCAGTTTGAACTGCGGTTGCTGAACCTGTTGTCACTTTGCTGATACTGATGACCAGACCCTGATTTGGCAGTTGATGTTTGCGAGCAACTTCCAAGAATGGGCGACCAGCACGAGCAAACGGTGCTGCCAACTCAGTCAAGAATTGTGGCACGATCAAACCAGCAAAATTTGCGCTAGTAACATCACGACGTTCAATCTTTTCTTCGTTCATGTGTCGAGACAGACGTTGTTGTGCTGCATAATCGTTTGAGAATTGTGCTGCGTAAGCGTCTTTCAAGAATGACGATTCGGCTTGTGGTGAGTAGGTGCGGGCTTCAGATTTCACAACTGTGCCACCGACTGCCACTTCGAATTGCTTGTCTTTGCGTGTCTCAGCGAGAACAGCCTGGCGTGCTTCAAGTTCTTCATGACGCTTGATTTGTTCATCAAGTTCACGCACTTGTTCAAGCACTTGAGCGATTGACTCGTCTTCACCACTTGTCAGATCGCGCTTTTCATCGACAGCGATCTGTGTAACCTGCTCAGCCTGCGCAAGCGCAGCATCGCGTTTTTCACTCAATAATTGCGTGTATTTCATTTTGTGTTTCTCCTAGTAACTCGTGGGTTGATAATACGACGAGTGAAACCTACCAGTGACATCTTAACGATGTCGGCTGTGGCTCGGCTAACGTTGGCGGGCTATTTGTATCTGACGCTTGCGCACCAGCAAAGAACCTGCCGTTTCAACGGTAACAGGTTGAGCACGACGTAACTCTGCAATAGTATCTTCGTATGCAGGATAGGTTACAACACTAACATCGAACAACTGCACTTCACGCAATTCACGCACCATACCGTCAGCACTAAAAGAATCTTTGACCGTGCGAAATGCGAACGACATTTGTGATAGATCGCCACGACGCATAGCCGATATGACACGCTGTGCGTCAGGGTTCATCGGATCGAGTTCTGCTTCAACACGCAACCCGCGATCATCCTCTTCTAACATCAACGTGCCAGATTTTGTGCGTGCCAACGGCACACCTTCATGGTCGATCAACAGACGCACATCTGCACCATCGTTTAACGTTTTAGTGAATGCACCAGCACGCACATACTCGACGAACGGCATCGGTTCACTAGGTGAATCGAATAGAGCAGCATAGCCAACGAATGTGTTGCCGTCGCCTTCTGCACGCAATTCGAGCGTGGTGTAGGCAACACTGCGACGTTTATCTAACGCACTAGACACCCAATGTGCTGTATTGATCATCGTTTCCATATCTTTTTTATCATACACCGTTGCAGCGTTTCGTGTTTTTCCATTATCTTGCAACGGTGCTTTAGCACGTTCGGCTTTCACTTGCTCTGATTTTCGTGCATACCATTCACGCGCTGGCTGCGGGTCTAACGGATTGATACCCCACAAATAGTGTGCAACTGCACCAGCACCAGGAAAATCTTTATTGTTAAAATCGCTGTTTTTAGCAGCATCTAAATCGACAGCATGACGTTCAGCCCACGCATTAGCACGCACCACTTTGTCTTCACTGACCTGCCCATCGGCGAGTAGCCTGGCTTCACGCACAGTTTTATCAGTCAACCCATCACCTGCAAGACCTTCGGCGTTATATTCAAGCCCGATCACCGCAGCGTCACGAATATAGTCAGGCAGACTTAGATCAACCACCCTTTGTTCATCGTGGTCTGCTTCATGTATGACGTAGGCGTTACAATAAAAATTGGCGTATACGTAGTCATTCCATCTAGAACAGTAAGCCATCTCGTCGTCACCTTCACCATGTGCGTCATCGTGTTCATAGTGAACACAATTGCCACATGCACGACCTTCAGGCACATCGTCAGATAACGCAGGTCGATAGTTGTCAGGTAACACACGCACATCGATATCACCCACTGGTTCGATGTCTTCAGCGATCGACACCGCCACCATTTGATCTATCGCATCTTGTTTATTCTCGTGACAGCCGATCGTCTCAACACTGCCGTCATCGTGTATCTTAACTGCTGCGTAACCAGCGCAATCAGATTGCTCGCTACTGATACCGTATGGCATCAGGGTTGTGGTTTCTGCGGATCTGTGCCAAGCAACGGCAGATCGCCACCAGCGATACCTGAAATCGGTGCACCAGCGATACCGATCACAAACTGGTCGCCACCATCATACGGCTCACGGTCATCATCTTGTCTCGCTTCATTCGGTGTCAACGTGCCAGACATGATCTGTGTCTGTTGCACCTTCGCACGTGTCATCGCATCAGCACGCATCAACTCATCGGCGTTGAACCGCACACGTTGCGTGATCGGCAACATCTCACTGATCGCATCTTCAACACGTCGCATCCACGACAACAACGTGAAACGCACAAAATTCGTGCCCATAGATTCGATGTTCTGATAAGTCTGCGAATCGCCACCAGTGCCATTGATCATGTGCAACGGCACACGATACACACGAGCGATATCACGTATGATCGCTTCACGATGCTCTAACATCTGCATATCGGCTGCACTGGTTGTGATCGATCGCCACTTTAAACCGTTGCTAAGCACAGCAGGTCGTCGATTTTGACGATGTGAATCAGCCCAAGTATCACGCAAAATCGTCGCCTGTTCAGGTGTAACAGGCTTATCAGACTCTAACACGCTCGACGGTGTTGCACCTTCACCATAAAACTGCGCTAAGAATCTATCCATAGCCAAACCCATGCCGATCGTGTTGCGTTGCGATTCAAGCGGTGAAATACCGCGACGCATACCAGCCAACACCAGCCAATTGATGACACGTATATCGCTCACTTCGTAACGTGTGCCATACAATTCATAGAACATCTCGCCATTCGTGTCATCTGACCTGTCTTTGATCAGATGTGGGTGTATAGCACGCATTTCAACAGGCAATTCACCAGCGCGACGCGGTGCGTAGATAAAAGCACAACCATGCAAAGCCAACGTCGCAACCACCTGGTGTATAAACTCGAACATCGACTGATATGCATTCGGTTTTAACAACACACTAGGTGTCGGCATCGCTTCGATACGACCTGCACGCACACGCGTCAACTCCAGTGGCATAGAAGCAATCGAATCTGCAATCAAAGACACACAAGCCAAAACAGCCGACGACGCGAACGCATTGGTTTCAGTGACCAACTCACCGCTGTAATTGTTATAATACGGGCGTGCGGTGATCTGATACGGATCTATCGAAGTGGGCAATGCGCGACGTTCACGATTGAACAAACTCATATGAACAGACCCACCACAATCGCCCACACACCAGCCAACACGATACTGATAGGTATGTTAAAAAATGCGATACCAACAACAGTCAACATCATGCCAAATATCTCCAGCCCTGTCGTGATTTTCTCGCGCATCAACTACTCCAAACATCGACAACAGATGGTGTTGCAGAAATCTTAGTGCTAAGTGTAGCACGGTCTAATGCAATACACAGCGCAATAGCAGCATCGATCTTGCGCTTCGATTTGCCTTTGCTCAAACGCCACCCCTCATCAGTCATACGTTGCGCAGCAGACAACACCTGATCAGTGAACTGCGGCGCACCATCGTGCGCCACACGTTGGTTGACAATCAATTCAAACGCATTGCCACACGCAGGTATCATACGGGTGCGCGACTGTGGAAACTCGACCATAGGCAAACCATCATCAACCAACATCTCAGCACTGCGTTGAAAATACGCAGGGTCATACGCGAACTCGCGCACATCATAGATCGAATGTAATTCACGCAAATGTGACTCAACAGCAGCGACATCTAACGGCGCATCGCTAGGATACCAAATCTTCGCACGTGTCACCACCACACCATCTTGCGGCTGTGCAATCACCACAGCGATAGAGTCATGTTTTAACGCCATATCGATACCCACATACACAGGCAAAGCCAAATCGAGCACACGCGTCGATACACACGCTTCCCACGACCCGACAGGTAGCCACGACTCAACAGATCGAGTCCACTGGTTCAGACGGTAACGCCTAAAAGCACTTTCACTGGTCTGCTTTACAGCGACAGCGAAATCTTCACGATCGATCAACCCATAAGCCAAATTGGGGTTCGCCAGCAACCACTGCTGCTCATCATCTAACTTGCAATCGGCTGACGCTTCCCACCACCAAAAACCGAACGCTTCATCATCGATCTCACCTGACACAACACGTTTCCCGTATTGATACATTTTGCCACACAGAGATTCCAGGTCGTAGCCAGCCGTTGTGATAGCGACAGTCATCGGATCTAGACGCGCACCGCTACCTAACGTCAACGCATCCCACAGATCGGCATCACGTTGCACATGCAATTCATCGAATACAACCGTCGACGGCGACAATCCTTGTTGCAACTTCGCATCAGACGACAAGACACGCAACACCGCACCAGTCGCAGGCACAGCGATCGCATCACGATACACCTTACAAATACCGCTCAACGCAGATGACCGCAACACCTGCTGTTTCGCAGTTTCAAACACGATACGCGCCTGCTGCCGATCACCAGCAGCAGCATACACCTCAGCACCCATACCGCCTTCAACTAGACCATGTAACGCAACCAACGAACCTAGCAAAGACTTGCCGTTTTTACGCCCTAACCCGATCAACGCACGACGGTAACGACGACGACCATCAGCACGACGTTCATAAAGCGCATGCATCAAATCGACCTGCCACTGCACCAACAACAACGGCTCACCAGCACGCATACCCTTGTCAACATGTAGAAACGTGCGTGCAAAATCGACAACATCGGCAGCGTCATCGCTACCCGACAGCCGTTTAGTCGACCAGGTTGCTAGGCTTTTGATTTCTGCGTCTATAGTCATCTAACTCATTTGCAACACGGATCTCGAACAAACCTAAACGTGCACGATCGGACACAGGGAAACCCATCAACTGTAACCAGCCAGTGATCTGCGCATCGGCTTGCTCGATCTGCTTAACCGCTGGGTGTGTCACGGTTTGACCGTTCGCAGTCGTATACCAACGATTACGCACATCAGTGCCAAGCCACACGCGCAAAGCCTGACACACCTGCAACTTCTCAACCAGCAGACACATCATCACCATGTCATGCTCATCAGACAGATGACGTCGACCAGCAGACCACAACTGTTGCCAAACCTGCGCACCATACGGATCACACCAGGCTGGCACAGGTGGCACAGCATCTAAATGCACCACCACAACAGCGGTGTCATGTGTCGGTGCAGGCGGTAAAGCCTTATGTGACGGGTTGCCACGTAGCCGATGTGTCTCTATCGGCTGTGCCTTAGCACCTCGACCCACGCCCGTTTTCGGTTTAGGCACAGCGCACCACACACACGGAAAGGCTTTTCCTTGCCACAAAGACACCTAAATGGCTCAAAATAGCCTGGATACGGCTAGAACGCAAAGAGACGCACGGGAAATACCAACGGGGTAAAACCCGATTAGATACCGACCCGTGCCGACGGGGTCTAGACGTATGGGGATTTGGCAGGATGTATGA